ATTTTGACGACCCAGTTGATTACTATTGGTGTATGAACTGTCATAAAGAGCAGAAGGAAAGTCCATATAAGGAGGATAAATGATTATCGGATTGAGCGGGTACGCTCGCAGTGGTAAGGATACAGTTGCAGAACTACTGGTACTTAACTATGGGTTTAAACGCATGGCGTTTGCTGATGGTATTCGTGAAGCATTACTTGCATTGAACCCTATTCTTCATGATGGTATGCGTTTAAACGAGGTAGTACAAATGTATGGTTGGGATGTTGCCAAGTCTAAAGATGAGGTGCGCCGTTTGCTTCAAGTTATGGGTACCGAAGTTGGTCGCAAGTTAATTCATGAAGATGTTTGGGTGTGGCGTTTGTTGAATCAGGTTGCCACTGGTGAGCGCGTTGTTATACCCGATGTTCGCTTCCCTAACGAAGCACGCATGATTGAGAATCAAGATGGGGAAGTGTGGCGTATAAATAGACACAACCATGGCGCAGTCAATGACCATATCAGTGAACGCGCTTTGGATAACCACATGTTTAAACGAGTCCTCTATAACGATGGAACTCTTGATGATTTATCTGATGAAGTATTCATGCTAATGCACAATGTGTTTAAACTATGACAGAGGATGATTTCTTTGAACGCTTTAATTTAGTACACAAAGTAATAATAGAAAAGTTTATACAGAAAATTGAGTACTCAAAAATACCTGAGAAAGATGAGTGGTCTAAAGGTTTAAACACTGGACTTGATTGGGCTATCCGTGTTATTACTGGCGATAAGTCTGCTTCATAAATAAACAAGCACCGCCTTCGGGACTGGTACCTAAGCGGTGCTTGCTGTTCTAGTTTAACTTAATTTCCTCTGTCTTTCAACTGCGGGTCAATCAATGCCCAACCCCTCCTTCTGCGTTCTTTATCACGCATCACTGGGGTCATGCCACCCCATATACCGTAGCGTTCGTGGGCTAATCCCCACTCGGCACATGCCTCAATGACTGGACAACCACCACAGATTCGCTCTCGTATGTAGCGCTCCTGTTCAGGGGTAAACTTATCCGTTAGGGGATAAAAGTTTTCCGTTGGCACGCCAGCACACTTGGCATCTTTAAAGTTGTTTGGATTGTACACAAGTGTGTAGTACCTACGCCCACGCGTTTCTACTGCGTTGCGTATCTTATGAAATTTTGGTCGTATTTGAATAACCTGTCGCATTTAGATACTCCATAACTGAGGCAACCAGTATGTCAACGCGTACTGGTCTAGTGATAATTGGGTCAGTGGCTATCTCTGCGTTGAAGGTAAGCCCACTGAGTATGAGATGCTTTTGTAATCCTTGTAATAGTTCTTGGTATTCTTGCATTAGTACCAACCCCTTGAGATGTTGCTACCTAGTGCCTTGCAGATATTTCCGCCATACTTGCGCTGGATATATGCAAGTCCTGCCTCCACTTGAACGAAGCCATTGTCGGTGCGTTTAAACCCTACAAGTTTCCATGTTGATGGCATGAACTGGGCAATTCCGTATGCTCCACTCTCACGATTTAATGCTCGTGGATTCCAGTTTGATTCTCGCATCCATAGTGTGTAAAGACATGACCATTGCTCCAGTTTGCCCATCTGCGTGAGCATGTCTACTGCGTAGCGTTGGTATTCGTTCTCATAGAAAGCAATCACCGTGCCTGCCACTCCATCACTGGCTGGTGTGATAGGCACATGTGATTTGTCAAAGAACCTGTCGTCTATTGCCACACTTGCGGTAACAATGAGGAAGATGGCGACCAATCGTTTAAACATTATGCGACCAATTCTTCCTTGGCGCTGATGTTTTGTATCAGGGTCAGTAGGTAATCAGGGATGTCGGTATCGTAGCCTTCATCATCTGACTTGCCAACGATTACTATGTTGCCTACCAAGTGAGGCGTGTTGCCAAAGAGAAACGATATGGCACTGCCTAGTGGATTCATGGCAGAGCCCTTAAGCAATCCCTCATCATCCACATAAGCGCATCCCACTTGTCTGCCATTGTAATCGTATAAACGAACCGCATCAATAACTCCTTGTACGGCTGTTTGATAATCGGAAAGTTGTTTAAACAATCTCTCCTCATGTGTTCCATCGGGGCGTATCACTACACCTTTGGCTTGCTTGTGTTCGCTCATACTTTCACCTTCTCCTTATGTTCGTCTTTGATGTGGCGTATTAGACTTTGATAAGCCATACCATTTCGCAGTTGCCACTCTTTACTGCATACTGGACAGATGATTAACCTCATGAGTTTAAACCTTCCATCATTTGATTAAGTTCTGCATAGGATAATTTACTGCTGAGCCATTTGCAACCATCTTTGGTCTGCGAGTTTTCAAGTCCAGCAATTCTTACCCAATCACGATAAGGCTTTACACCTCGGTATGCCTTCATGAAAATTGTGGCTGATAGATACAGTGGATAATCATTGTTAATCCATAGCGCACAGTTCCATGTTTCGTAGTTTTTCCAACCCTCATAAGTGCCTTGCTTAGTGCCTTGTTTGGTAGGCATTTTTTTCCTCCAGTCTTTGTAATTGTTCCTTAAGTTTTGCGATGCGTTGTTCCTTGGTTGGGTTATTGTCCAGCCCTAACTTGGCACACTCATCACGATATAGTTCTTGGTATTGCTTGCGGTGCAAGTCTACCAATCTGCGTATGGCTTTTGTTTGAGCAGTTGCGTGTGTTATTTTTTTTGGTGATTCACTCATTAGAACGGTCTTTCTACTGAGTTCTCAAGTTTCTTAGTAAGTTCTAAGTTACGCTTGCGTAGGTATATGTTGTATTTGTTTAAACGAGCGTTGTCTTTAATGGCTAAAGCCAGCACGATTAATGCACTGGTAAGTGCAATGATGATGCCGATGATTTCTCCAGTCGCTAAATACATTTGTTAATCCTTTCTTGTTGGGAACCCAAGTTTCTCATACTCGTTATCTTAAAGTCAACAATGTTAAGCAGAAAAAATAAAAATAATTTTTGTATTGTTTAAACGGTTTAACATTTAAAGCCAGGGGTCTGGCGGCGTGTCGTTTAAACACATAACAATAAATTCCAGGAGGTCTGGCGGCGGTGGTGGTGGGTACGGCGGTGGCGGCGGCAAATACTTGTGTTGTTTAAACACGGTGAGCATTATGTACTTCAGTACATACATTAAAAAACCCCCGCCGAAGCGGGGGCTGTTTAAACAGTAGAGAGTTGCTAGTACCTGTACAGAACTAGAAGTTCAGTTCGTCTTTATCCTCCCACCAGCGTGCATACTTATCTGCTCGGCGTTGATTGTATTTGCCATGATAATCAAGTTCGGTTGCATAAGCACGCGGTGTAGTTGTTACCGTGTCGTATTCGTTCCACCAGTTTCCACCGTAGCCATAGTAGCGAGGCTCAGGCTTGCTCGGTTTAAAAGTTTGGTACTCAATGATTGCGCCATCGCGTACCTTGAAGTACTCACCCTCGGCTGCATCATGGAACCAATCAATCTCTGAATCGCTCATGATTGCAGCGTTCTCCACGGTTTCTTTGGTAGAACCGTAGAACAGGGAGCCATGATTAGATTGCCCTATCCATAGCGGTGATGAATTAACACGGGCTAAGTGCAGTGAGCGCGGGTCGTGTTGGGTAACCCATGCAAGGGCTGCGGTGCCATAGAGTTGGGTCAAGATTTCCCATGGCTTGTCTTTGCTGAAAGCAATGAGAGCAGCAGCAGCCTCGCTATCTACTTGTCCAAGACGAGGCACACCTAGTTGTTTAAACAATTCGGTATCGTTGCTGATGTGTCCGTTGTGAGTGAGTACGATTTTACCGCGTGGGATTGGGTGGTTGTTACTTGCAACAGTTGGCGAGCCTTGGGTTGCAAAGCGCGTATGCAAGATGGCAGTCGTTGCGCCATCGCAAAGATTAGCGCCTGCCTTTGGCACGAACTTGCTGGCACTGGTTGCTGCCTTGCTGATAACGCGCCTACCGTTGCGTGGGTTTATCCATGCAGCGCCCGTTGCATCCATGCCACGGTGTTCTATGTCGTATAGCATCTGCCCTGCGAGGTCGCTAGTGCTGATGCGTGAGTAGTGCTTAGCGTTTAAACAATATCCTGCTATTCCACACATATTCTATTCTCCAGTCTTTTAGTTGGTTAGTTGTCCAAGTATATCATATCGGCTACTGCTCACAACCTTTGCATGAAGGTCGCAAGCAGTCGCCACAAATGACGGTGTTGTTTAAACAATCATCATTTTCAGTCATCTTTTTATTCGTTTCTGCCACTGATTCGTGCCTTGTATAGCGCCCATAAGAGCAGCGCTACCAATAGCATCGCGGTGCCATTGAGGTATTCGTATTCCATGTTTAAACACCTACCTTTGTGATGGTGATTTTTTGCTGATTGTTTTCTAGCGCTGCTTTGATTTGGGCAAGTTCTGCCAAGTCTTTGGCTTTGCTCGTGCTGAGATAGTTGCCTGCCTTGCTGTAGATATAGAACTCAATCATGGTTCCAGTCCTTTCGTTTAAACGCTCACGGTATTTCCGTGGCGTTCGTGCCTGCTGAGGGGATTGCACCCTCACTAGCCCACTAGGGGCAGGCTGCCCTGCTATCTATTAAAACCCTCTGCGCGATTCTTGAGCCAATCGCCAGTTGAGGCGTTTAAACTGCCTAGACCTACCAAGGCATCCAGCAATATGTGGCACTCATTAACGCTGCGATAGATTCCACGCTCATGGCTCCATGGGCTGAGTCCAGTCATGTCTAGGGCGTTTAAACCCTTGTTAGCGGTTGCATCTATGAAGGCGCTGATGAATTGGCTCCATGCGATTGCTTTTACACCGTTCAAGGTGCCTTGGTGCAGGCGTGCCTCCACGGTGCCATGGCGGTGCATAGATTCTAGGTTGAGGCTGACATAGCGATTACCGTTCCATGCGCCTCTGCTGCCATTGCTGCTATAACTTGCCTGCTCCGTGGCATGTGCCTCGCCTAGAACTTTGCAGTAGCGATTGTTTAAACGGGAAGGTGCAACTAGCGCTGCAATCGCGTGATGCGCTGCGTACCAATTCAAAACTAGATTGGCGAGATTGGTTGCAGGCGTGCGGTTAGATTCGGGTGTTGCC